AACACCGAATCCCTGCTTATAGATCGGATAATGAACGCCGCCTATTTCATCGGTAGCAACCGATACTGCCGACGTATTCTCTGACGGCAGGACGTTAACATTATCAGTCATCCTTTATCTTTGCCTTGGTAATCTTGCCCTTGTTGTCGCGCTCAAATGTAACCTTGCGGTCAGAATCTGGGGCCTCAACATTAACCGTCACATCAGGCGCAGGCGGCGCGGTAACCGTCACAATAGGCGCATCCTGTTCAGGGACATCAATAGCCACCTCGTTATTCACGATCACATCAGGGACTGGCTGCGTCGGGACGTTGACCGTTACGTTTGGAGCCTCTTGTGCGCGAACATCATTCTTCACCGTTACCGCAGGCGCTGGTTGACCAGGAACATCAACCTGGTTGTTGACGATCACATCAGGAGCTTTTGTTTCAAGGTTCACGACCGGTGCGGGATGTTCTGGCATCCTGTTTTCAATAGTTGCCGTCACGTTCGGCGCTGGCGTCGGTGCGATGTTGACCGTCACATCAGGAGCCATAGGTGGCTCACCGGCAACACTACGCAACCGAACAGGCTCCGGCGGTTCCTCTTTCTTTGGTTCCTCCATCTTCGGCGCTACTGGCTCAGGTTCGGTAACAGGGGCGGCGGTGTCATTCTCGCGCTCCTTGTCCACAGCAGCCGGGTCGCCCCCACGCTCCCGGATAACCTGTGGCCGAGACTTAAACCCGGCCTCGACAGCCATCGCATCGGCCTCCACCTCTTTCTTCGGGTCCACCCAGGGCAGGCCAGGCGCACGCATCATCGGCAGATACAGCGTCCGCTCGTCAATGGTGTTCGGCACCCTGATCTGACCGGACAGACGCGCCATGTCCACAAAGTTCCGCCAGACCGGCATCATCTGAGTTTGGACGAAAAACTTATTCATCCGGGCATACCCTGGCGCTGCCTCTACCATCTCCTGCCGCTGGGCTGAATACGTCCCGTCGTACTGATTGGCAATGGTGGAGAAGTTCGTCGTTGTTCCTGCCGCTACCGCACGCAACTGGTCATTCCTGAACAGACCAAGATTCGTATTCGGTCGGTCTGTCCCGATAGTCCCGACAGACTCACCAGGCAGCAGGTTGTCAAAGATCATGCCAGCATTCATCGCCATGGTTCGGTTTTCAGCACCCGACTCAAGCTCTTGGGCAAAGTCGATATCACGCTGAATGAACGCTGTAAAACTGGCGGCGATGCGGGCGGCAATTCTTTCTGACTCTTCGTAGTCCTTAATATCAGCCAGGCGCTGGATGACACCGTGAAGAATAGGAACCCCGCGTGTCTGCTTGAACCGCGTAACCCATTTCAGATGGGTAATGATGTCAGCACTGACACGCTTGGTATTAAACTGCGCCCGGGTATAAGGCACCAGGTCATTACCGGGGTGTTCCTTGTACAGGTGATAGGCCATAGGCTGGCCCCATGCGTTCTTCTCAACGCCATGGACTACATTGCTTTTGCTGTCCTGGTAATCAAACGGCAGATAATCTGCCTCGATCAATTCCAGTGAATAGGGGATATCAGAACTATGTACCAACCCGCCACGATTTCCCATGACATGCTGCGTCAGGGCTTCACCGTCACGTAACCATGTACGGCATAGTAACCGCTCAACCTCACTGCCGGACATCTCTCGGGTGACTTCAGGGCGTGACCAGAAATCAATCCACAATGCCCGCAGGTCGTTGTTCAGCTTTTCGTTTAGCTTGCCGCCCTTCGTGGTCACCATCGGCTCAATGGTCAGACCGGTGCCGACGATGCGGTCACATAGGGTGTCAAGAATCCCTATGGCGATATCGTGGTTTTCGTCCAGGTACCGGCACCAGGCGCGTAGCTTGCTGCCCGCGTTCTGCATGACAGCATCACCGGAATAGCCACCGCTCTTGATCGACTTGTGATGGCTCGATGTCTGGGCCGCATCATAGACGCGCACCATTGCCCGCGCCTTGGCACGCTTTAACGCCCATGTCGGGAACGCCCGTGATATGGCTTGTTCAATATTCATACGGGTTTGGCCCCGGAAACGCGTCGGTTATGCTTCATCTTAATCACCGGTTTCTTGAGTGCGACCACCATGTCATTAACCACATATGCATCAAGCTCAACTGTCTGATTGAACTCAGGCCGTCCACGACGCGGGGCATTCTCAAGAATGGCAATGACTTCCTTTACGTCCACGTTGCCAGCCTCACGTTGGGATCGCTGTTGACGCCCGCTGCCGATGCGATAAATGAATTCACCACACTCTGCCAGTGTGTGATCTGCTTGCGTATCTCGGCGGTGTCTTCACTGGTTACCGACCGGGACCCGGCAGACGTGTCTACCCTGACAACCTTGCCCGTCGCCACATCCAGATCGGCTTGCAGCCACGCATCAAGATGCGCTTGGGCGATCACTTGGGTCATTGCCATCTAAAAACCTCGTCGCCCAAAGGGGCTGCTCATTGCTTGTGGCACCTGCATCCGCTTCACAACAGGCGGCGGCGCTATCGGTATACCAGAATCATTCACTTCAACTAGGGACACGCCCCGGTGTTGCTGCAGTATCCGTATCATTGCCAGGTTACCGACCCGGCAGTCCAGCGCCTCGTTACGGCGTTTACCTGCATCCCAGACGAAATACGGGACGCCATACGAGAACATTCGCTTTTTCTTCTCGGCAGTCGCCTGCTGGAAATACGTCTCATCATAAGCCTCGGCCACCGGGTAGTGACAATATCCCGGTCCAGGCTCCACGATGTCATAGCGGCCATAAACAAGCTCTTTCGCCGTGTCCGTGCCGATCATCGTGTGATAGACACCGTTCTTGTTCCGCTTGCGCGGGAAATTGGCTATCGGCTGGTTGCGCTGACTATGCCCCTTTGTCGGGATATAGTCCCTGGCCCCGTACTTCTTGCAGAACTTGTTAGTTTCATCCGTGTAGTGACCACCGGAATCAATCCCGACCAGTTTCACGGTATGGATAACATCTGACTCATCAGTGAACGTCCGCCGGAACTGCTCAATGAGCTTGTCCCATATCTGCTGACGCCCTGGGTCACCGTAAAGCCGGACGTAATCAACCGACCATGACTCCTCACCATGCCCCCAGCCACAGAACTCGATCTCAAACCGATCATCCTGCACGTCAGCATAAGCCGTAACGTACTGAACGCCTTTAGGTAGTTCCGCCCTGTAATGCTCGCGGCGCTTGAACAAATCCTCCGGTTCCGGCGCGGCCTCGGACTCGTCAAAGGTCTCACCCAATGCGGTATTAACCCACGTCTTGAGCGTGTCCGGGGCGCCCTTGGCTTCGATAAAGACGGTCACCATCTCCGCGAACGTCACCCACGGCGAATATATCTCGTTGATGTGAAACCCACGGATAGCCCTGCCGGGATGCCTTCCCCGCCACTCCCCGGCCTTGAGCATGGCGAGCTTGTCGGTGTCCGTGATGACCCCGGCGCAGTGTTCGCACACGTAATGCGCGGTATCAGGCCGGTGTTCCGGCTCACGGTCCCACTTGATGCCGTAGGGTTCGTCCTTCCCGCCCCATTTCAGCGTCTGGTACTCGCCACAATGCGGGCATGGCACCCAGTACTGGTCCATTGTTGATCGGTTGTAACTGGTCTCAATCCGCGAGGCGTCTTTCACTGTCGGGGTCGATACCTCGATAGACTTCCTGTTCCAGAATGTTGTCGACCGCTTGCGCCCCAGATTCACCGGGTCGCCTTCCGTGCCGGCTGATGGTGGATAGCGATCAATTTCGTCGAATAAGGTTACCCGGATTGGGCGACTCGCCAATGACGCAGCACTGTTCGCTCCAGCTATCGTTATATGCCCACCAGGAAACACCTTGTGTAACACGGTGTTATCCGAATCCCTTGACCGGGCATTCTTGACCTTGCCGTTTAATCTTGGGGTGTCCCTCAACATTGGGGCCAACCGGTCTTTTGACCATGCTTTCCCCATATCCAGAGTTGGCTGCACCAGGAGCATCGGGGCCGGGTCCTGGTCGATGTAATAACCGACAATGTTGTTAATAATCTCAGTGCCACCGGTCTGCGCCGACTTCATGAACGTAATCTGCTCGGTCTCAGGATTGGATATGGCATCCATGATGCCCCTGAGGTACGGCGCTCGGTCAGTGCGCCACTGCCCCGGCTCTGCGCTTGCTTCCGGGCTTAGTTTTCGGTGCAGGTCGGACCACTCGCTTACCGTTAGCTTTGGCGGGGGTCTCACCCGATTCAGCGACTGCTGGAACCTTGATGTCAGTGATTCTAATGTCTGCAAGCTCATTTAGCGCCTCGTATAGCGCAGCCTCTATCGCGTCTCTCGTCTGCGCGAGCGTGCTGCAACCGTGAACTTGAGGCGCGGACCTTGATGGGATCGCCAAGACCTTGGACCGGAAGGCCATCAGCACCTTGTCCAACATGCCACCAGCCAAGTCAACGTCGATAGACTCACCCTTGATCCTGGCGTTCTCCATCGCAGTCTTGTCGGCCTGCTCCTTGGCAAGCCGGGCGCGCTCTGCTGTCAGGTCAAGTTTTGCGTCTTCAGTGTCCTGCGAATAACGCCACT